AAGTGCAGCCCAAAGCATTACAAGGATGGAAAACAAGTATTTGATAAACCACATATAGGAAATGAGGTGAGGTACAAAGGTGAATTTCTCGATGATGACAGGATGCTTGGGAACAAAGAAGAATTCTTAGCTGCAAAACTGGTTGCAGTAACAAAATGGTTTTTAACCAAGAGTAATTTAACATTCGGGTCAACAATAGGTTGCAACTTATACAATTGCGTGAAAGCATGTAATGTAGCCCTCCAAACATTAACTGGCCAAACTTTCCTAGAACTTCAAGCATATACACCTACAGAAGTTGGAGGTGAAATCTTACACAGGATTCCTAATATAAGATTCAGCACAAGTACATACATCAGATCAGAAATGAACTTATCCCTGACTTATACAGCTGAATTGAATCAATCATCGATCACATATCAAGGGTTAATAGATAGTAATATCAACTTCGATTACTTAATGATGAGGGTACTAGTCGCGGCAATGATAAGAGACAAGGGACTAAATAACAAGCGAATCGTCCAAAGGTTCAAGCTGTCTAACCTAATTGGGATCAAAGATGTCCAATTTATAGTTCCCAGGATAATAGATTACGAACCCTTAGGCAAATATACTAGTTATGGTTATCTAAAAGGTCATAGCTTTTCATCATTAAGATTTAGATATCTAGCTGCCTCCTTCCTTCATTCTGATGACATTAACACAATGTCTGCAATTCCCAACCTGCATCAAGCAGCATCCATCTTGCAAGTAGGAACTGATTTCCTTCACGATATAATTTACAAGTATTCAAGAAATCTAGACAAAGACTATATGAGAATCATACCCGAGTACATTGACCTACGCCTATGGAAACCATTGATGAACAAAATCTGCGCCATTGATTCTAAATTCACCTCATTTAACGATACTCAGTGGACCAACTATCTACAGGACTCCTTGAATTCTGTAATGAATAGCAGGAGAGTAATCACAACAGTCGGTAGATCTGAGAAGGTCAAACTGACATTGCAAAATCAGTGCTTCGAAAGTCTGAAGGAATACAAGCCAAAGGATAAGGAATATATAGAATTGGTCAGAAAGCAGCTTCAGTTGGCGTCAATGAACAGGGATTCAAAATTAATCGGGAGAAGAATAAGGGCATACCAAAATCATCTAGTTGCATATAATGACCATAGGAAATCATTAGCAATTGCACTGGTGACAGAGTACATATTATATTTCCACTTTATAACATCAAGTCATGGCAGAGAACTCATATTTAATTGGCAAGACTCATTACACCAATTCATGCAGGAGGGAATGCACAACGTAAGCATGACGATCTTTTGCCCTGAGCTCCATGTACAGATAATGATACTTGGCCGAGAATTTGTCAAAGATGTCATATATGGAGAATCAGATACTATTAAGACAATATTGTCAGAAATATCAAATGACAACATACTGGCTGATATCATCCTCCCGACACAACTCCCTAATCTTAAACCTGAGTCAAGTATAACTGGACACGAAGTAGTGCCTGATGTAGTAGATGAGGTAATATATGAAATGGAGGGAATACCATATTCTGCTATGGCGAGCTTGCATCAGATCGATCCCTTAGCAAGATTTGCACACAAATGTTCGACAACGGGAGCAGATCCACATGTATTCACAAGTATAACAGGATCTGATTCATTGTCGAGTCAGTTGGGATTATATAAACTATTGCAGAGAGAATTTGACCTTAATAACAGTCAAAAATCTGTGATCTCACTGGGGGCAGAGGTGACTTCCAGTTTGTCTGTCGAGAACTGGACCTCAAAGCCGACACTTTCTCAAGAAAAGATCAATTCACTATAGTACACCACCATCCTCAGGTATCATTTAGTAGGGATTATGATTTGAGAAGGAATGAGACACTCAAATTTATAAGTAATTATGATGTAGTTCATATTGATGTGTCATTTACTGGATCAGCAAAAATTGAGCTTTTAGATCTAATCTTGTTATTGGAATCATTGAATTTATTATACACCATCCGATTAAATTCAGCAACACTACATAACTATGAATATGAGGTGTTGCAAGGTCTTCCCAAATACTCACATTATATTGCATATCCAACTAATTCAGTCATGAAGCCATATCAGATCTATCTGGTCGGTGTACCTGGAGACACCTTGACACTAAATGAAGGGCCGCAGCTGAAATCGACTGTGGCATTCAGATCAATGGCATTAAGTTATGCAAAGTTGTTAAGCCCACGCAATTACAGACTGATGTTGACTGATGTTTATCCGAATTCTATGACTATATATTTCCCCAGAGATATTGAAATGGACAATATCATAATTAGGGTGGCCAGGAAGTCATTATTACAAGAGAAGATGTATTATGCCAAAAGATTAATTGGTGAGGTTGACTTGTATTCGAGAATATACTGGGTACCGGATTGTCTCAATGCCAGAGACGCTGTGTTGATAGAAAGCTTCAGCCCATCAGCTATCATCAGACACTATTCTGCATACAGTGAATACACTAATGACAATATAGGGAATGTAAGCAATTCCTCTCTACAGTACCATGAAAGGCATCTAGACCTACTCAGGCAATCAGGAACCAGGAAATTAGGAATATCCCCTGCTAAAGCAGATCCTAAATTCTTAGAGTATATGAGAGTACATCACCCCGTGCAGGATGAACGAACCAGGTGTAACATTCTACTCGGTTGTACAAAATTTATACCAAATGAGTTGGAAGCTGGACTCGATAGTGTTATTACATTATTATCCCACATGGAATTAGAAGTTAGCATGAAGGAAAGTTTAAATCAGAAAGAAGTTCAGGTAGCCCTAAAATTGCTGATATTATCTGCAAGTAGAGGTGATTACACCTATGGCATACGATACTGTCATGGTGTGTTGCTATTAAACTCTAAAAATGTGACATCCCCGATCAGAATACTGAGAGCATATCGGCTGATGAGCTGCTATTACGCACGATGTTGTAATCTTATTGACAACGGCAGCATAACTATCTCTGGAATAGACGCAATAACACACGAGTTAGAAGTACGAGAAGTACAAAAAGCCGAACGTAAACATAAACAACAGACGACCCTCGGCGACTATATGGACACAATGACTAATAAAGATTTAGTGGACGACACATTCACTGAATTATTCAGTTCGATTGAGAGTTGGGCACAGGGAATAGACAATCCATACAATACAACAGATAACAATCTAGAATTTGATGAACAGGATCTGGTACTGAACTTAAACATGGACATAGGAATTCAAGACATAATAGAGGCTGCAATGACCAAATTAAAGTTGAATGAGCCAAATATCCATGGAATCATAGATCTAGGTGATGAAGACTATGATGAGTTAGATGATGAGGTGTAATACATAACTTTTATCTTAAATCCCTAACAATTATCAAATCCGATTCCTAATCCTAATTATCAAAGATCAGATACTCCAATGTAATTCGTACAGCAGAAATGTGCAACAAGATTACAGAAAGAATAACTGAATCTTTGCAAGAATAAACCTATTTCTAGGACAATATAAGACTTCAGAGACACAACAACAAAATTGCTATAACACTTCACTGACCTCACTAAACTATCAACATGCAATTCATCCCAGTCATAGCAGTCATGCCGCCCGGTCACGGTAAAACAACAATGCATGACCCATCAAAGGGTTGGATTGATGCTGGGTCAATCATTGCTGACAAATCGAAGCTAAGGAGTATGAGAAAACAAGCTAGGGAGATGAATGATTGGACTCGGTTCGACAAGTACTGGCTCAGATTGCTAAGTGAGAGCATTCCAAAAGGAACACTAATTCTCATGTGTCCGTCAAGAGAGATTGCTGTTGGGTTCGAAGCACTGGAGATTGTTACCTACGCAATGGACAAGGAGTATTTCGAATCTGTGATTAAAGGGAGACCTAAATCTGGATTTCAGAATGCAATGAGTGATTATGAGAAAGCAATTGGGAATGCTGTTGTACTACACCGAGTTCATGATCACGATGAGCTGAAGGCAGACCTTGAAGAAGAACTGAGGAGACAGACCAAAATGAGTCAGGGAGATGTAGCAATCATCAGGACCGCAAGACTCCCAAATGAACTAATTGCAAAAATCTGTTCATCAAACCTCAGACTGCTTGTTTCCGCATTTGCAGCTAAGTTAGTTGACAAGGACACCTTCATTCGAGAATGCAACGAAACTGATTGGGATGATTTCTCAGATTATTGGGCTGCATTATGGTCATTGGGCAGAGGGGAGGCATCAGATGCATTAGAGGGACTAGTAAGGTTGTCCAAACAAATTGATCTCAATAAATGCGAAAAAGTCATAGATCCTTATAAATGTTGGGCACATCAAGGGTGGCACAATCGTGTCGAGTATAAATTAGCACAATGCAAAATCTATCTCAGTCAAGATGCAAGGGATGCGATTGCCACCTCTAGTTGTTACAATCTATTTAGCAATTATCACCACTCAGAAGTGATCTGCCGCAACGAACACTGTCGTAATCTTAGCTCATTTGGAAGGAAAGTGAGTGACTTCCAACATGGGCTATTCGGGAGATAATCCGTCATGTATTGCTGATACCCTGCGACTGTGAACTTTCACTAATGAATTGCCAACCTGGAACTGTCCTTCTTCTCCTTTATCCGATCATTTTTACACACAGTGACATTAAAAAAACCTAGATCACTTTTTTAACCAATAGCTGAAACAAACATGTCTTATCTGTCTAAACTGAGTCCCGTTGCTGGAACATTAAACATTGCAGATGGACTACTAAATCATTTGACTGGAGATACGGTTGATGACGTCAAACTGACATACAGCCATCCAAATCCAATCAAACATGAAGTTCCACGACCAAACAAACAATTATTTCCATTAAAGGTGGAGGACATGAGACTCCCGGCACGAATCAACTACCCCTTAATACCTTATCCATCAATCATCAAGGATTACATAACAACTTCTAATGAAAAACTGACCAAAACCTTTCATGCTCATCACCACAGTCACTTAAAACTAATCAGCGACACCGCACGTCTGGTCTTCTCAGGAGCAGAATGGAAATCCAATTGCATAACGTTTGACATTGGAAAACTGAAGAAACTTGCTGGAATGAAGTTTTCTCAACGAACTGAAGTGATAGGCTTGGCTGCTTCGGCATATGCTAGGAGAGCAACAGGACACGATCTTTCTGTGGGTGCAATGGATCAGGTGAACTTTAATTTAAAACAGAACATCATATCCCCTTACATGTCATTTCTCATAATGATCCAGCGTCTAAGAGTGCACATTGCCATGCAAAAGAAAGGTCCTATATCTAACTACTCAACCCCATGGGTCAATGAGGATGAGGCAAGGTTTGACTTCTACAAAAATGGTACCTATAGTTATGTGTCAGTAATGAATTCGTATAGATTTGCCCTGATAGCAGGGGGTGGCCACTTCAGATTCTTCCACAGCGACATCGGTGAGTGGTTTTGTGGTCCAATGTCATACCTTGACTACGCTTTCACATCTGCAGATATACTAAATAATATTGATGTAATTAGATGCGGACAAGAGTATCACTGGGCAGATGAATTCTTACAATTGATAACGTCAACAGTAACCATGGACTGTGAACACAATGATATGGTCAACTTCATGAAAATTTTAGAAGGATTCATGCTCAATATTTCCGATTATGACGAAGGTTTTGCTATGAATTGGAGACCTCTAATGGAAGCAATCGACGAGCTGTCGAAGCTTGATTATAAAATGACAAAACAAATATACAAAGTGAGCGATATAGCAGAAATGCTCCACGGTGACAAATCAATCTCGATTGGTCAAAGTTTGCTGAAGAAAATTGTAGCTTGCTGCCTTAAGTTAGAAAGAAGGCAGGTACAAGAATTATCCTCACTTCATAAATTCATATTCTATGCCGAGGTTGATTCAACTGCTGGAGTCACCAAATTTCTAAGCCGAGTCCATACAGACAGGCCAATGGATAAGGGAGCAATTAGGAATCTAACAAGGCTTGCCAAACAACTGTTCTTTATTGCTTATCACTCTAGGCATCAAACTCCACCTAATCTCAAGGGTAACCCAAATAAAATGAGACTATTAGAGATATATTGCAACAGAAATGATATCGAATCAATCAAAGCTTTCCCACTAAGCTGGTGGGATGATGTTACAATATATAACTGTATGGATAACACCCTCACTAGTGATGCTCTTGAATTTGCAAAGGACAAAGGGGCATTGAAAGATGAAGTCCATTTTGGTCCGGGTGATAGCAGGAAAGAATTGCTTCAGGTGATCGAGCAACCCAATTATGTCCTTCAAGATTTTTTTAAGGATGCTCCATTCATTCCTAAGGATCAGAAAGTTGTAATTACAAATCACCGCAGAGATCCATATGTGACGAAACACCCTGTTAGACTCATACCAAAGGAAAAGGAACAAAAAGACGCTGCTCGACTCTTCGCGAATGGTAAGCTAGCTGACAAGCACGCACTTAGCCTGGTCACAACAAGAATGAAGAAAGCATTGAGTTACTTCGATGAACAGCTGATGACTCCAACAGACAAGAGGAGAAAGGAGTTAATCCATGAAGCGGCTCAATCGTTAGCCGTCGACAACAACTACTCTCTGTTGCTAGATATAGAGGGACACAATCAATCCATGCAAACAGAGAACACAGCAGAGCTATCCGAATTTCTTGGAAATCTTTTCGGGTGTGATGATTGGGGAACACTACCGGATTACTTCAGCCAAATAGATGTCTTTCACTATGATGAATACACAGATGAAGTTATACACAGTACTGGTCAAAAGGGCGGGATAGAGGGATGGCTAAACCCTCTATGGACATTACATACCACATTGATGATGAAGCTTCTACGGCACATGACAGACATTGACATGCCGTCAACGATGATTTACTCAGATGATGTCAATTCTATAGTCTCAATTCCTCAAGCTACAGAGCAGACTGTTCAAGCAGTATTCAACAAAGTCATTTCGCACTGCATCAAATTTGGAATGATAGTGAAATTTAGTCAAACCAATTTGTCAAAACACAGGGTGACAATGTTAAGACAACACTATGCTGATGGTATTAGATCTGACTCAACACTAAAGAAGTTATTATCTGTTAGTGGAGCAAACAATCCCATGCTAGTTAGTGAAGAAGTTGAGATCGCAGGGATTTGTTCATCAACTGCTTCCGCCCTAGAACTCAGTAATCACAGCAATACTTGCTGCTATCTAAAGAATTACAAGATGGGATTATTAATGGTACGATTACCCCACATGATTTTATCCCAGTTGAAAGAAAATTCTTATCTTTGCACCCACATGTTACCTGCAAAGCTCAACAGATTATTGTACAACCTCAAAGATGACAAAACTGAATTGCTAGGCAACAATTTTGAAGATACTCTTCAAAGGGTCAAAAACGATGTAGCATTTTACCTTGAAGTCAGGCCTATCAATATGAACTCTCTGTTATTAAAGGAGGTCTTAACCAGTATATACGGACGGTCCATCCTTGAATCCAGATTTGTAGATAGTCCGGATAGAATACTGTACCTGCAGATATACGATAAATTCTTACAAGACTTGCTTTTCTTTTGGATTCATCTACCAGCATCATTAGGCGGTCTAGGAGCGATATTCCACCTAAATCTCATGTTATCAGGGCACAGCAATGGATTCGCCAAGTCAGTTCATTACCTTCATCAATGGTCTGTAAATTACTCCTCATCTCCCGGATTCTTTTGCGACTACCTTGAAGTTGCTCTATCAGTTGACATGACTAAAGGAATAAACACTCTAGACACAAGATGCCTAATGTCAACGTTCCCTAACGACATAAGTGTGTGCACCGCCCACACAAGTATAAACCAGTCTATAAAGAACATGGTGAAATCTAAGACAAGGAACAGGGAGGTATTGGCATTGTTTGAATTAGACAAAGAACACGGTATGCTGCAGCAGGACATAGTGAATATCTTCCGAAGTGACTTTCACCCCAGAGTGGCTCAATTCTATTATGAGAATACGGCCATACACTTCATAGATTTATTGATTAACAAAATAGAGACCAGCTCCGGACTATTGACCAAGGTGAGAAATCTAACTAGATTGAGGAATCATCTAGCATATAGGAGTTTGGAGAACATTAGACTTGGAGCAAACCTAGGTAGGACAGCATTTGGGAAAATCACCTCGTCAACTGATATTATCGAGTATTTGCTAAACAGAAAAATAGCCATGTTCCCTGCAATCACATTTATAGAAGCTGAAGAAGTTCTATACGACAACAAGTTAGAAGAAGTGGTATCCGGACCATATATAGTATCAGTAGCTAAGTGCAGCCCAAAGCATTACAAGGATGGAAAACAAGTATTTGATAAACCACATATAGGAAATGAGGTGAGGTACAAAGGTGAATTTCTCGATGATGACAGGATGCTTGGGAACAAAGAAGAA